TAATACCACATTTTAATATATAATTAAAAATCATAATTTTATTATTTTCATCATCAGCTTCTTGTTCAAAGTCACTGTTATCCTCGTCATCATCATCATCACTAACTAACTCTTTTTTATACCACTTGTAATACCTACGTATAGCGTGAAATAAATAATACAAGTCATCTTTTCCATCGCTATTATACCATCTATAAACACCTTGAAATAAATGCGGTTTATGTAATTGTAATATATTATCACTTACACTAACCTTTGTACCTATAGGTGAATATGATAAAATAGCTAATTGAGTCATTACTTGTAATGGTTCTAAAATCATATCACTTCTTTCTTTGCGATTGTGTAAATCCATTTATATAATATAAATCTTTTTTTTTAAACTTATTGCGTTATAAAATTGATTGTATTTAATTGTAAAAAAAACGTATAACTATGTACAATATGATGTGTGTCCAATACGTAGCGTTAATCATTTCCTTAATGATTTCAAAAAGTTATCCTTTAGCATTTAAAAAAAACATTAAATCTATAAGATTTGATAATAATCAACAAAAAAATACCAATCAGTGGGTACCAAGTAATATTGAAGAAATGGAAGGTTTTTATGAATATATGAATACTAGACAAGTTAAAGAACAAGCACCTATTGTTTATAAAAAATTAAAGAAAGAGGAAAAATTAGAAAGATATATCAATAAACCTTTTAAACCACACAAATAATATTACAAATATATATATATGTGTTTTAGTTTTGAAGTTAGTCTAGGTACATTTATTACATCATGGACAATTTCCTTATATTTGTTAACAAAAAAGTTATCAGTAAAACAAAAACATAATGTTATATTTCTAATGATATTATCATCTATGCAAGCACTTGATGCTATTTTATGGTATATCAAGATGAAGAAAAACACAATAAATTATGTAATAACATCGTTTTTTATACCCTTATTTTTGTGTATACAAGTTTATTATAACATACTCGTAAGAAACAATTTTAAAGATCCATTAACTATATTATTTTTAATAATTGGTACAATCATTATGTTCATAAAATTTAATGGATATTCTGTTTCGTTATGTAATAATAAGTTAGCTTCTCCTATTTGGGGAAATAGTGAAATTAAATTATGGGAATTTTGTGTTTTTTCAATTCTAATATTTTATCCTAATTGGAATTATATATTTATGGTTAATGTGTTATTATTACCTTTCTTACATTTTTATGTAGGAGGAGCATATGGATCTTTATGGTGTGCAGTGGCAAATATAGTAGCATTTAAATACTTGATTCAATATTAATTAAATTTTATATAATATTTAATTAATATAAATGGTTCATTTAAGTAGTCCAACGACAATATCCATTATGGTTTTTTATTCTTTCTTAACTTTCTTTTTAGGTCCATTGATAACTCGCACTTTTTTAGGTGAACACCCCGACCAATGTGTAGCTGGATTTTTATTAGGTTTCACCATAAGTGTTTTCTTATGGATGAAATATGGTAGACATTATGCTAAATAACTAAGCTAACAGAGACACACCTGTTGTTACTATTTCAGGTAATTTTACAGTTGAGAACAAAGCCACATGACCAGTAACTCTAGCAGCATATATTCTTTTAATAACATCTTGTCTATATTTTAAAGGTTGTTTTGCAACATACATACAACGAGCAGCAAAAAAGGAAAAAGGCATTTATATAATAATACAAATATTTTTCTAAATTATTTTATTTGTATTATTAACGTATACAGTTATATATTTTTAATTATCATATTCACCTACTTGTATAACTTTATTGTATAATTCAGTATATTCTCTTCCTTTCAATGTATCTAATTTCTTAAGTTTACCTAATATGTTATCGTCATTTATATAAATATCATTTGCAATGTGACTAATAATATTATTATTAGTATTAATTTCTTGTATTATTTCTCTATCATTATTGTAATTGTAACTTGTAATATTAGATTTTGAAAAATACAAGAGATAACCAAGACAACCAAGATTATCAATAACTCTATTCATAATTATTTGATTCTCATAACATAATTTGTTAACACAATAATCTGTGAGTTTTTTACTTACTTTATAATTGTCTTCATACCATAATACACTATGTGCTAAGTATAAATTTGAAAATATATCTGCCATATCAGCAGACAGAAATTGTTCCGATTTTAAAGCGCCTCCTTTCAAAGCTACGAAATTTGATAAATTAGCAAAATGTAGTGTTTGTTTTTCTAACAATGTGTTATTTTTTATGCTTATACCAGGTAATGATTTCCAATATAATGATAGTGAATGCTTGAGTATATTTTTAAATGAATGTTTAAAATTATCTATATTATCTGTTAAAATACTATCTAATACTGGATAAATGTAGGGGTGACTTTTATTCAAACCTTGTCCAAATATAATTAAATTACGAGTTAAAGTGTTACTACCTTCAACTGTGATTCCTATTGGAGCACTTCTATAGAACTTTTCTAAGAAGTTATTCTCACCCAAACATATTGCGCTACCTGCGTGTATATCCATACCATTATTAAGAACTTCTCTCCCTCTATCTGTAGTCTGTTGTTTCATAATTGCTGAAATAACAGCTGGTTTTTCACCTTTATCTAATAAACAATTTGTGAACGCTACTGATGATTGTATTAACCAAGTATTAAATAACATATTTACAAATTTTTCTTGTACACCTTCCATTTTTATTAAAGGAATTTTGAATTGCTTCCTATGTTTAATATAATGAAAAATGCCGTAAGTAGCTACTTTAGAACTAGCGTTCGCTGATGCTGGTAGACATACGCCTCTACCTGAAGCTAGACATTCCATTAACATTTTCCATCCCATTCCTGCTTTTTCTGGACCACCTATAATGTTTTCAATAGGTATACTGATATTACCTTTTAGTGTACCATTAGGAAAACCTGCATTTAAAGGATTGTGATGAGTTTCTTGTTTCAATCCTGGAATATCATTCTCAACTAATGCAACAGTTATACCTTCTTTATTTGAAGGTAATAGGTTATTTGGATCTTTTAAATTAAAAGCTAGACCGATAAGGTTTGCTACAGGACCTAATGTAATATATCTTTTGTTTATATTTAAATTTATTACTGTTTTATTGTCTTTTTTCAAAACTATTCCTTCGTCTATGCTACCGGTAGCATCTGATCCATTATTTGGTCCAGTCAAACCAAAACATGGTATATACTCACCAGTTGCAAGCTTTGGAAGAAAATTATTTTTTTGTTTGTTTGTTCCATAATTTAAAAGAAGTTCACTAGGACCTAGTGAATTAGGTACCATTGTTACAACACCTAATGCCGGATTTACAGAAGAAATCTTAGTTAGAACACTAGATAATTCAGAGACAGATAATTTTATTCCTCCATATTTTTCTGGAATTAAAAAAGATAAAAATTTATTTTTACCAATAAAGTCTAAAATTTCATTTGTTTTTTCACTAGGATATACTTGTTCAATATTACCATATTTATTAATAAAATCATCTATTTTTTTATTTTCAAATTTTCTCTCAAAAGATTTTGGTTTTATAGAGCTTGTATCTACTTTTCCTCTAAAAATATCTGTATCTATACATGTTGTACCACTTCTTAAAGCTATAAGTTCTGTATCAGATATTTTAGGTATTATTGTTTTAATTCTGTTAAATAACTTCAACATATATATCTATACATTGATTGTTTTTTGAATACTTATTAATAAATATTTATTATTTCAATAAATTAGGCCATAAATATTGAAACGAATACAATGGTGCTTCTAGAAAAGTTTGAGTTAAACCATCTAGTAAAGCTGGTCTATTACCCTCAATATAATGACCTATAAATTGCATAATCCATGATACAGCAAATAATTTCAGTGCTGTAGTTTTTCGCATATTTAAAGTTATGCTCAAATATCTAATAACGGTAAAATATCCTGTCATTAATAAACCTGGGTACATACCATAATTCATAAAGTAGTAAATACAATACATTTGATGCATCATCCATGTTATGTAAAACTTGCGTTGAAATATATGAAAATAAGGTTGTTTTTTATACATTAACAAGTACTCATGAGAAATGTAAAATTCTTTTAATAATTCGTTAGTAGAAAAAACAATAAGTGGAATACAGAAAAAGTGTATTAACTTATTTACAGGGTGGCTATGATAAGATTCGTAGAAATCAATACTGCTTGTCGTAGAGCTCATTACATATATTTTCTTTATTTTTTTTAAGTAAATTAGTTAAGTTAATTTTAAAATTTAATATTTTTTTATATAAAATGACAAAACCAAAAATACTAGGAGCAGGATTATCATCTTCTACTATAAAAGGATCTCGTACAAATGTTAGACAACCTCAAGGTGGGGATAAATTACAAGGATTAGTACCAACTGCTACTCCTTTCTTTAAAGCTAGGCACACTGGTTCAAGATATTATTCTAGAACCAATGGTAACAGAAATTTAGTTTTCTGTATGAATAGAATCGGTGGTATAGGAGCAGTTGGTAGTGGTAATCGTAGTAGAGCATTTTCTACAACGGCTGATGATGCACGTAACTGTCAGCCTTATGAATATAAAAAGAAAAATATTAAATTAACACCTGATAATAAACCGGATATTGAATCAAAACCTGAACCAGAACCAGAACCAGAACCAGAACCTGAGCCTGAGCCAGAACCTGAGCCTGAACCAGAACCAGAAAATAAACCATTCTTTGGAATATATGATGGTGGTTCTGGTTTAAAAATTAATACTGGTATCATAAACGATGATGGTAAACCAAACTCTCAAACAACATCAGATGGATTTACAACTGATATAGCTAGAACTCTTGATAATTTTTATGAGAGAAATATAAGTATATGGCTGGTCGGTTTACAAAATGGTTATGATGGACATGGAGCATTTGGACAAAAAGATGGTGATGATTTAGTATATCCTAATCATTATAAAGATCATCCTAACCCATGGACGGTTGGACCATCTTGGAGAAAATTTCTAGCTATTTTAAAATATATAAAAGAATACGACGATGAAGATATTGATAAAAAAGAATTTATAAAAAATATACAAATAATCCTGGATCT